CCTCGGGAAACGATTATTCGCACATACCCTGCACCCCAGAAATTTTAAACTGGAGGGCTGATATGTACAGCGAGGCGGTCTGACTCTTAAATTTGTGACCAGGCAAAGCCCCTGAGACGAATCTCAAGGGTAAATCCCGGCCACTCCTTATAGGAGCAGATTCGTCTCATGACACGCTAGTGCCACACCATTCGGCCACCGAATGGATTTCCACAGACTTAATTGTCTGCTTTAAATCGAGTTGCATATACTTTTTATGACGAGAGCAACTCTTACGAAACTCGTCTCTTTATTATTATTTTATTTACAAAATTATGAAAACTCCCGAACTGTGTAATTGTACAGGATCGGGCAGCCGGTGAAGAACATTAAAGTAAAATCTTCACCTACAGCATCCCACTGCTGATATGTTGTGTTATAGGTTTCAAACCATGGATTCAGTGGATCTTGAGTCACGGACTCCGTCACGACCCTGTGGGAATTGGTCGGAAGATCCTGGCCCTGCACGACTCGCGCCGGCGAGAACCTGGTCGGCTGATAGAACGGCAACTCAACCTCTATTGTATTATTTACTTCTAGGTTGGTTGCAGCAGACCCTCCTCCTGAGAGAGTAGCTTGCCTTGTAGAAGCCCACTTTCCCAATCTCGCTGCACCAGTGGCGTATGTGAGACTGTTGGCTGAGATCACTCCATTGCCACTCGCATTGAAAATGCCTCTGGTGACATTTGGACTAGTCGATTTTCCGTCGCTGAACAAGTACTTTTTGCGACGTGCACCGCGGAACCCAGCGTAGCAGGGTGTCCACCACGATGCGAAGTCCTTATTAACCACATTGAGCGGGGTCGTTCCATCCACGGCAGAGAGATCTACACCCTTTGGATCCCAACCAGACTGATATGGCGAATCTTTATTTAACAAATTATTGATCCGTACAATCCCGTCGGGGGGCCTATCGGGTACCCAAACCTTGGTTTGCGTGTAACGCTTCATTAACTCTCTTAGCGTTGTGGGAGGGTCTCCATAAAACACGGTATACGTATGATCCGCTTCCACTGATTCACTAGCAATGGTCTGAATCTCGGTTGATCCCATCGGTTTGTCGGTATCAGCGACAGACGGGTTCTCCGTAGAATCAGCCATTCCACTCTGGCTCGTAAGCGCAGGGTTCTGCTGAGGAAAAACATGGAAATCATTAATGTTGCGGTTGGAGGGTGCAGCGAACTTCGCATCCTCACACATACTGACAAAAACGTTAACGGAAATTGGTGCGTCCACGGAGGGGCACACTAGGTCGTTCAAAATATTGAGCTCAAGGATTCCATTAAAAATTCCTTGAGTCTTAGGTAGGCGTACTGAGTCGCTAAAATTCACAGTACTGTCGCTCAGAGCTCCACATGTTAACCATGGCTCTGACTGCGCCCAGCCTACTACGACCTCGAAATCATCCTGTTCCGCAATATCGATCACGCGGGAATAATTGGTATTATACTCAACAGCTGAACTGTGAGAATTCGGATCGTACCGAACCAACATTCTACCCTTGTGAAAGTCAGATTTAACTATCTGGAAACGGAACTTAATACTACCCTGCCATGAATGAAAACACGATCCAATCATGCTCATGGGGGTGGGATGAATTTCACTACCTAGGATATCGAACAACATTGGTGTCACGTGTGAGTTCCACAACAACGTATCAGGTCCTTCATCTGGCGTCCAAGTGAAACTAGTAAGATAAGATTCACGCTGAGCAATATCATTGATGCCCATCTGGTCAACACCATCAAGACCCGCTGTACGAGTGTCCAAAGTAAGTTCAGCCTTAGAATCCATAGTAAGCTTTTGCACCGCATCAGCAGCATCCACGTTAGTGAAATTACCTGTTGGATTAGGCTTGAACAATTGTATATCAGTGACCACTGAGGGACGCGAGTATCCGAAAATTTTCGCAACTTCCCCCACCTTACCGGCAACCATTTCGGTCGCCAACGCGTAAGGCCGAATAAGTGGTAAGTCCGCGAGTACCCCCGCGGCTTTTGCTATGACAGCTGCTGGCTTGGAAATAATTCCAGAACCATATTCATCTCGTGCAGTAATGTCATTGCTCTTATTCTTAGGTCCGAGTGGCTTCTTATTCTTCTTACCAGCCTGCGAAACAAGCAGTGAATTGCTGGTTGGCATGGTGAGGACAACGTCCTCTGCCCACAGATAGATCGTAATGGTAACGGGGTCATTACCTCCATTTGCATGTAGGAGGTTGTCAAACGATTTGACAATGATTTCACCCATATCCTGTGCGTCGTCATCTGTGATGGACAAATAATTCTTAGTCCAAAAGAAGGGCATACAAAGCTCACCACCAGTGTTTTTGGTGGGATTCAGAAAGAAGTGCGGCTTCTGACTAGCCTGGATTAGGTCTTGCTGGAGGAAATTCCTCTGGACCGTAATCTGGTCGTAATTAGAACCGGCAAGTGGATTGTAACTCGCTAGGGCACGTCCGTAATGAAACTTAGTACCCGAGATAACCATCTTGCAATGCATCTTCATCCGAATCAACTCATAATTTTTGATTTTCTCAGCAACAAAAGGATTGGCTAAAAATTCTTTCCAAGGGTTAAAGGCATAGAAAAAGGGCTGTCCGACAACCCAATTCTGTACACTCTGACGAATAGGACGGTTCAAG